CCATTACGGTGGCTTCACCAGCCGCGGCCGGCCCAGCCGCGGCCGGCCCCATTAGCGGCGAGAGGAACGCGAAGATCCCCGAGAACGCTTGCGCCGAATCGGTCATGATGCTTTTGACCGCATTCGCGGCCTTGATCGCCAGCCCCGCCGCCATTCCTTCGCTGTCGGCCGCGGTGCGCGCCGCAGCACCGGCCTCGGTTGCCGTCGTCATACTGAGCTCGCTGGCAATCCAGTTGGTCACCATCTTCACGCCCAGATTGACAAATTCGGCCAGTATCGATTGCGCGATATTCGCCACTGCCTTTTGCAGCGTCGTCGTTCCCAGTATCATACCGGTAATCGAGGTATCAAAGGCTCGCTGGATGGGCTGCATCACGCTTTGCCAGGTTCTTTGGCTGGTCTGCACCGCCTGAAGATCGAGTTTCTCCTTGTCGCTTTGGAATTTCTGGTAGACCTGTAGCTCTTCGTTCCAGAGCTTTTCGTCGATGCTGGCGTGTTGCTGGCTGCCGAACAGGGGGCCCGTCTGGACGGAGCCGGAGGCGCCAGCCGCTCCGGGCCCGCTGCTCGGCATCATGCCCGCGCCGATCGACCCCGCAAGGTCTGCGGTTCTTGACTGCAGTGCGCCGATGCCGTTGCCGATCTGGCCGGTAGCGGCGGTGAGCTGCGACTGCACCTGCTGAGCAATGTCACCGAGCCCGGCAAGTTGAGTGCGCATCGCATCGGTCGCGGTTTGGACCGAATTTGCTGCCGCCTCCATTCCGGATCGGAGACCGTCGATCTGGGCACTGATAACGACGCTGGTTTCAATATCGGCCATGATAGCCTCTCGATGACGGTCCGCCCAGACCGCCGCTTGCGATGCTCCGATCCCTGCGGATCCGTTAGTCGGGAATTACTGCTCGGCGGCTTAGTTCGGCAAAATCGAGGATTACGGGCGATAAGCCCGCGTGAACATCTCCGGCACCGAACCCAGGCCCGAGCTGGGCGAGCATCGAGCCGGCATCCGAACTCGGCCGCTGCGCGGCTCGCGCTGAAACCGGCGGCGGCCGCCGGTGCTTGTCTCTGCCCGCGCCAAGATAGGCTGCTATCAAAAGATGTAGCGGCGGATACTGCGCCCAGTACGACGTCAACTCCTCAACTTGGAAGAGCGTCATCTCGTCAATTACCGCGTAGCTATACCCGCAGGCGGTGGCAAGCAGCCCATAGATTTCTAGCCAGCGGTCAGAGTCCCGGGAATTTTCTCGGAAAATGAGCCGGGGCTCGCTCTGTCTGCCCCCGAGGTCGTCTCGGGGGCAGGCGCTTCCCCCATAGCCGCTCCGTCCGGCTTCAGCCCTGAGCCGGTGAGGACGGCATTCAGGACAACACTGGCATTTCCGAGATCGAGCAAGTTCTCGACCTTCTCCGGCGTCATCTCGGGATAGTTACGCTGCAACGCCGCAGCGACTATGTCGATCAGGACGGCGATCTGTGCCTCTCCCATTGACGCACCGATTTCGATCAGCTGTCGGACCTTTGGCATCAGCCGGCGGAGCTGACCGAGCGTAAGTGGCGGCACGATCCAGTCCTGGCCACCCATTGCCACCACTAACCCAGGGATCATCATTCCACCGTACTCAGGTAACCGATCGTTCCCGAAGCGTCAGCAAAAGCGGTGAAGTCGAGCTCGTTGATCGTCCAGGTATCGAGCTTTGTCGGTAGAGACAACTTGTTCGCCGTGCAGGCGTTGAGACGAAGAGCGGTGCCGCTGCCGTTGTAGGCTGTATAGAAAGTAGCCTTGAAGGTAGGAGTAATGCCCATAGGCAGGTTCGTCAGCGTCAGTCTGTTGCCGCTGGTCGCGATATTGTATGTGTACGAGATCAAGACCGCGGCACTGGCATCGGCAGAGGAGAATGTATACACGCCGGTGCCGAAATTGACCGAGTACTGGCCGGCAGCCGAGGGTGTAGTCACCCGATTGAAACGCTTACCGCTGACGGCATAGCTGACGCCGAGATCGTCATTGTAGCTCGCGGCATTCGCGGGCGTCACAGTGTAAGATGTCGTAGCCGGAACCGCTGCGGCCTCTAGCTGCGAGACTGCGAACTGCCCGGTAGCTGGGATCACCCCAAAGAAAATGTCAGAATACAGCAGACCCAGGATCTGGGCGAATTTGGCTTTGCCGGTTATTTTGCCTTGCCCGCGCGCGATTGCCACGGGGAACTGCAGCTGGCCGTAAAGCTCTTTATCACTCCAATCGAAATCGATCTGAATGTCTTGCAGCACACCAAATTGCCGCGGCCCGATACCCGAACCGGTCACATCGGTGCGTTCACCCCACACCGCGCCAGAGCCGAAGCTCAATTGCATCTCACATACTCCCCTTCAACAACCGCTTTAGCGTCTCCTTAGCGGCATGGGCGATATTCCAAGCCTGCGTATCGCGGGCGACTGCCGACCCCGGGAAATGATCGGCCCACCAGCGTTCAATCAGCTGCTCGATCGAAACGGGCTTGGCGGTTTGGTTAGTGCTGTGATTTTCCTCGGCCATCGGCCACTCCTTTGAGTGAAGGCACATTGAGGCGTCTGGGGGAGCACGCAGAAGGCGCGCTAGACCCTCGTCCGCTCGGATTACCTTCGAATCGTCAAATGCACAAGATTTCGACGGGTACGATCGCAATGGCCTGATCGCCGAGGACGCCTTCGTCAGTCTGAACCTTGCCTGAGATATAGGCGTGCTGAACCATTTGAGGCAGCCCCAGATTCTGGATCCCGCTTGTCGGCGACGGTGCGACCGCGGCCTCGAAAGCATCAAGCAACGGATTCAAGATCGTTGCGGGCGCCAGATAAGGATCGCTAGAATGCGCGTATATGTAGAATTCGGCGTATAGCGTCCACACGATCGGCGCGCCGAGCTTCTTTATCGCAGCTTGGCCGCCTTTCTCGCTCATGAACAAGGCGGGCTGCTCGGCCGGAGCGACGTCGGTCCAATGCCGCAGACGCCGATTCGCACTGGCGAAACGTGCTGCGTTTGCGCCGAGCTCCCACAGTGCGGTATAGATCTTTTCGCGAACTATCATCGGTCGGCTTAGCTTTACAAATGAGCGAACGTCATGACGTCAGCGCCTCGCGCAACGCCGTCTCCACCTCATCGCGGATGGCCGGATCCATATCTTCCAGGGCGGAGCGCAGAAACGAGCGCTCCGGAAGCTCCATTCTCCGGCGGTAAGCTCTCACATTGATAGTCTTCTCGGCTATCGGGCGTCCAAAAGCTTCCGTTATACGGCGCAGATGCGCTCTAACGTTCACCGTACCGGCGAGACCATATTCGTGAACGTGAGCATATTCGTTGTCGCTGAAGACCGCTGCTGAGATCGCCCCGCTACCCTCGTCGATTTGCAAATCGATACTCGACCTGAGCGAACCGGAGCGGGCGGCGAGTATTTGACCGGAGAGCTCATCCTCCTGGATCCTCCGTTGAAGCTCGATTCCCAGTCGGGTAACCGCACGCGCGATCCCCGACGCAATCGCATCCGGAGCGTCGCGCAGCCACGCCAGCACCGAGTCATCGCCGACGAGACGAACGGTAATCATAGGACACCAGTACTATTGCGCCGACATCGTCGGGATCGGTTGGACCGCGGTGATCGGCGACACCAGGCGATACCGTTGCAGTAGCGTTTTGATCGCATCGCTCACGTCTTTTTGCGCGTAAGCAACGGTCTCTGCGCCGCCTAAAGATCGCGACACTTCGCCAATCCGAGTACGCTCGCGATAACGAAGCGCGACGAGCTCGATGCACGCCTGCGCGACCTCGGGCGGCGTAGTCGAATATCCGGCCGTGTACGCAATCGCGACGAGCGTATGATGGTCGACTCTTCGCGACGCAAACGGCGACGTATTAGTGCCGGCGGAGGCCACCTCCGAGCTCGTTTCCGGCGCGATTGCGGCGCTCGACCGCGCCAGCATCGAGGCCGCCCGCAATCTCGGCGCCGGCAGCCTGCGCATCCTCGTCGAGATTCTGCTGCCGCAGATCGCCGGCGTCATGACGGTCGCGCTCGTCCTCGCCTTCGTGACGATGCTGTCGGTGCTGTCCGTGCCGATCATGATTAGCGGCGGCTCGCCGACGATGATCACCGTCGACATGGCGTTTCGCGTCGTCATCGCGGTCTGGATCGCGGCGGCCGCGTTCGCCGCCGTGGACGGCGAGCTGGAATTTGCCGCCCGTAACCGTTCTGTTCACGATCGCGCACTGCGACGGCCACGGGCTGCGTGCCGAGCACCAGATAGCCGCCGATCAGCGCGGCGAGGATCCCGGTCGAGACCGTGCGCTGCATGCGATCGCGGCCGCCATCAGCCCGGTTGCCGCCAACGGCAAGGTGATGGTCAGTGCGGTGCGTAAAGCCATGGCGGAGGTCGGAAAGAGGACGGCCAAATCGAGACCCTCTTTGTCATTGTAGGCGCAGCACGCTGCGGCGGCGAACCGCGCGTCCATGCTCGAGAACGCGGTCACGTAGATATTCGGACGCAGGAAGATCGTCTTCATCCCGAGCTGGGTCACGGCGCGGCGTGTCTCGGTCACGGCAGTATTGACATCATGGGGCGAGATGGCGGCGGCCCCGAGCATCCGTTTGGGATCGGCAGCCTGAATATAATCGTATAGCCAATCAAGCCTCCCGCACCTCGGGCCGGAACAGCGCATCATCGACCCAGCGCGCCGGCTTATAAACATCGTTGAAATCGCCGACGAGCACGACGGGCATACCGGTCGCGGGAGCTCCGCGGCGTGCGTGGCCAACCGAGCGAACCAGCGCACGGCGCGAGCGCTATCTTTCGCCGCCGAACGGCTTTATCGTCGTGCTATCGCTCTGCAGCGCCGGACGATCGATACCCGAGGCGCGTCGCTTTCCGTCCTGTCGTAGCTGAACTCGGGTCGG